AATCAATATAACTAAATTACTTCTACTTCTATCACCCTACACTAATCTTCCATTTATCGATGGTAAATTCCGGTTCATCTACTTCACTGATATCCTCTTCATCACTTATAGGCTCAGTACATTCTGTGATGTATTCACGAATTAATTCATCAAAATCACGGCCCAATTGGTTTGTATGGCCTTCAGCACATCCTTCTATTATGGACAACAGTATCCTTAAGAAACCCACATTATTTTTCCTCTGTTTGTATTTCAATTGTTGTATTAATAATTTTATATTTGATATTAAGTGTTTTTTATTTCCGCTTGATAACACAGTTTGATTACTGATGACATCAGCAAATTTGTTTTTTAAAAGGACATCAAACTGTTTATATTCTTTTTTCAGTGTTGTACTTGAGTATACCAAACTAGAGGTGTTTCCTTTTATATAATTCAACTGAGACATGAAATCAGTTTTCTCGCTCAAATCAACAGATAACCTGTACTCTTGGAATAAGCCAGTCAATAGCTTATCTATTGACAGTTGATGTTCTTTTTGGAAGTTGTTCACTATCCTTTTTATCATTAAAGCTTTCATTGTCGGAGTTCGGTTTGCAAAAATAGCTTTTTTAAGATCCTGTACAACTTGTTCATTGGAATCAAGTTTGAATTGATTTATTAAATCATTCAGGAGTTCTTCAGTGTAGCTTTCAGGATTATTGATATCAAAAAGTTTAGTAAAATCTGTTGTATCAATTTCGATATCCTTGAATTTAATAGTTTCATCATTGGTCAATGTTAAACTAAAGTCAGGTGTGTTCATGTAATAAGAAATGGTTTGACGATAATCTACAATATCTGTTTTATTGACAGGTTGAGTTTTTAGTTCTTTTTGTTTGTCATCATTATAATTGTAAACATAATATTTTTTATTATTGACATACTTCTGCCTTATGTTTCTGATTGGGAAAAACCAAGGACACAATACAGCAGTGTTGGGTAAGATTACAGGTTTATCTTTGTACAAACAAGTTAACTGAGTATTTTGTGTGTTTTGTCTAACTCTATCAAATTCTAAATCATTGTCATCATATAAATCTTCAATTCCTATAATAAGCCGATCATGATCTTTGTAGTTGAGATTGAATTCCTTTTGTGAATTCATGATAAGATCATAAGTTTCCCATTCGGCATCTTCATCTCTTTCATCAATGTGGTACATCAATCTAGCAAGGGGATTTACTATTTCAAGATTATCTTGAATGGTTTCATCGTTTTGCAATTTTGTAAGAGCCATCTTCCTTTTATAAAATGCAGGTAAATGTTCTTTGTCTTCATCATTGATTATATTTTTCCTAAAAAACTTGATAATGTTTGCTGTCAACCATTGCCACTCTTCTAAATATCTAGGATGCCTGGGTAAAGTTGTCAAGACAGTTCTTCTGCAACTCCTTGCAAATTCTATAAAACTTGAAGAATTGTTGAAAATTTCTGTTATTATTTTATGTAACTGCATTGTTTCGAAAGTGACTGCTATATAATTGTTGCAGTTTACTCTGTATTCTGTACTTTGATCACCGACTAGTATCATAAAAATGTTTTGTGCACTCATGTCATTTCTTAATGTGTTCACATACTTTATCTTTTTATTTTCCTGTAGCTGCTCAAATCCCCTTGCATATGCCTCTGATATAGCCAAAGCACAGTCAAACCAATGATGAATTTGTACTTTACTATCAGCTATCCCAGTATTGGACCAATTATCAAATTTTGCTTCATCTCCTAATTCAGGCAATAAAGAAATACCTTCAACATCATTGAGCTCGGTTAGCATTCTTGTGAATATCTCTGCTCTTGCAGATTCAGTTGTTGCTGATTTTAGTTTTTTATTTAAGTCAAACAATGCATCATTATTTTGGCTGTAATATTTGCTCATAGCAACTAAATCCTTCTTGCTTTCTGGCAATAATTTACTTATATTGCCTGAACCTGTGTTTTCATAAATTAATGGCAATATATCCTCTGTAATAGTTAGATTAGACATCATGTCATTCCAGAACACATTATGCAAGCTGTTTTTGCCGATTATAACCTTATTATAAACCAACTTGTATGCTTCTGTTTTTAGAATATTAGCTCTCAAATCATCAAAGTCAAAATCAACAGTTTCTATATTGCCATATTTCCCTGTGAACACTACTGACAAGAAAGTATTTCTGTCTTGATCGTTTAACACATCCCAATCAATGTATTTAAATACATCTGATCTGCCAGAATTGTAAACTAATGAATCGATTGTTTGCAGGTTGTAATTGACTCCAGCAACTCTAATTATATGTTTGCCTTCGAAGAAACTATGCTTGTTTAACTTTCCGAAACTTGAAACATCTAGCCAATTATCTATTATTACTGGCACACCAATCCTGACTTGTGAAGGATTGTGCACACCTAATATGTCTTGATTATTATAGGCTAAAAACAAATCATAAGTTTCAAGATTAGGTATGCTGAATAAACTTAATTTGTTAGCTTTTAATAACTCTTCAAGAAAGCATCTTCCTGTTTCACTGAGTATGAATTCTTGTGAATTAATCATGTTGACATTTTCAACCAGTGTATTCCTTACATTTAATATCATGTAATTTTGATCAATTTTTGTCAACAGTTTACCTGTGCCAACCCAGCTATCTCCTACTTTTGCTTGTCTTTCTATCCACACAGCCCAACAGTCAATGTTGTCAAGATTAATGTTGACTTCATTTTCTTTTCCAATTAAAGTCATGAAGTAAGATGAATTATTGATAAAGAATTCACTTGTTATATTGTCTAATGAATTCAATTGGTAAGTTTTACCGTTTATTTTAATAGGAAGCTGAGACAATGAATCCAATCTACTTTCTTTATATATTGCATATAGGTAATGTGCATTAACTATCTCTTTGATTTGATTAGAAAATCCAGCAGTATTCAATGAGTGATGCTTAGTATAAAATCCACCAACATTGACCACTTGAGTTTGTGAGTAATTTTTGCAGATCAAATCAAACAATCCCTCATTATTTGAAAAGATTCTTGCAGATCTCTTAGTATCCATATAAAAATTGCTTACAAAACTTCTATTTTTAGTAATGTGATCCAAGAAATTTTTGATGAATTTCATATCCAATGGAATATTCAGAGACTGCAGCAATTTTCTCATTGCTTCAAGTTCATAACCGTAGACTTTATCTGTATATAAGTATGGTAAAAGTTCGGGTCTTGCAATATTCACAGCAAGATCTAAAGATTTAAATTTGTGTATAGGTATATCAGTAAAGGCTACCATAGAAAAACTTGATGGTTTGTAACCAAATTGAGTTCTAGGGTTGAACATCAATTTTGAACAATGATCCACTGATTCCAAAAAATCAAAAGCACCTTTATAAAAGACATTGAGATATTTTTGGTAATTTGTAACTGTTGGATGTGTCAATAAAATCAATTTATTTAAATTGTTGATATTGTAAATATTTGTTTTCCCTAAAATATTATGCCCACTTGCCATGTACAATGAATCATAAGCCCTTCTTATTTCATTAATATTTAGAATTGCTTTTGCAAAGTTGTAGGATTTTAAATTGGCAAGAAACCAATAAATGTTCAGCAAAGCATGTCCTGTTTTGTTTTGTTGGAAAAACCATTCACTATCCTCAAATTCAGGCAATTTGTACAAGCTTTGTAATTTAGTGTAAGCTTGTGGTATTCTCATAATTTTCCTGTATTTCAAGTTAATAGTTCCGTCTTGTATATCAAAGTCTAAATTATTCACCGCAAAGGTTATGTATTTACTATAAAAATCATTGTCCACATAAGCAACTCTTATTTCGTCAATAGCTGAACCATAAGCCATATAGAGCTCAGGCCATGAATCTGCTGTACCGCCCAATGCTGGAATAGTGGTATCAGTTTCTACTCTATAAAAATTTCTATATAAGTTTGACATACATAATTGAAGGGCATAACAGTGTGCACCAGTGGCACCGTTTGATAATAACTCAATAGATTTGGAAACAACCTGTTTCATGTCAGAACTCAAGCCTTCACCAGAGAAACTCATGTTCAAATTTGACATAAATTTGGGTATCACAGGTATGAGTTCGAAATTCAAATACAATATTGACAACAATTCAAAATAGACTAGTGAAATATTGCATTTTTTATCAGACATCAGATGATTCACCGATTTTTGAAATTTTTCATAAAATTGAATTGTCGTTCTCATATTTACTAAACTCTGACTGTCTGCTTTGGTGATGACATTACCTGCACTGTCATCAGAGTGAGCAAACATGTTAAATGCAACATACTGTTTTTCATTTAACATCAAATCCCTTTCGACACAATATTTTATCAACAATTGAGCTCCAGCATGAAATAGGCTGCTTAGCATGTTGAAGATACCCATCACAAAACTATAGGGCATCCTGAAATATGCTGCGCCTGGATTCTCTTTATCTATTGTAAAAATGTCATTGGCCTCTGTTCGATATTGCTTTTGATAATTTTGTAAGATCTCAGTTCTTGTATAGACCTTCTTGTTTGAATGAATTTCAAAATAATGGAGCACATCTTGTACAAATTCTGAAGGCAAAACATCCACCATGCCTTTAATCATATCTATGTATTTTGAAGTGCTACTCCTGGGTGCCCATTTCCTGCAATCAAATGACAAGAAATAAGTGTTATATTTCTCATCTTTATATTCAAAATTTTTCCTATGTATGAGATTAGCTCTCTTACTACTTGGAACACTGATGATCTCATTGTCTACAAACTCACAAATGAACTTAAACATTTTTTCGATTGGGTATTGATATAATTTTGTGTTATAATCCATAACATAGATTTCTCGTGAACCGCCTCGCTGAGTTTTGTCCACAACATGAAAGACACACTCTTCCAAAGGTGTGTTCATTTGTTCACTTTTAAAAGTCTCATT